TTTTGTCCTTTTTTTATTTGCCTTGGATCAACATAAGACTGGGAAAGTAGGGGAAGAACGACAAATACGAAGAAAGGCGAAGGTATTGACAAAGAGTAGGATCTATGCTACGGTAGAGGAATCTAATAAATTAAACATCGATTGAAGGAGTATCCCTAGGGATACCCGAAGGAGCCGGAAATAAAATGACACCGAAAGAGTACAGACTTGAAAGAATAAAACGAAAGAAAGCGGTGTTTGCCAAGGGACGCCACGCTAGATTTGCCAGTGATGCTGCCAAGTCTGAGGCGAGACCAAAGCAAAGTCGCTTCACAACCACAGGCGAAGTGTGTGACGCCATGCGAGTGGCTCACACCATCGTGCTGTACCTTGGAAACTCTGCCGCTCACAAACAGTTCTTTCAGCGGCACATAGATGGAAGGAGAAATATGATCGATCCATAGATCGCTTCACTACCAGACTCTCCGGCCATAGGCCGATGTGGCAAGGCGCATGAACCATGCAGGTTCAGTGCGTCTTTTTTTTGGAATCAACACACAGGAAACTGAACCATGTTGCTACTTAATTATGCTACCAAAAGGAACTTAAAACTTCCATAGGTGAGCCACTGCAATACACCGAGACCTCACTATTTGGACCTGAGTACCAATCCAATGGTACATTTGTAGGCGCACGACGACCGCACTTGCAAGGTGGTGGGCGTGAATTCTTCGCTGAAGTTACCATGAAAAACGACCTTATTTCTGTAGTCAAGTAAGGCGAAACCCGTCCACTGACGGGTCGTATGGGCGTCACCCATGCCTGATGAGCCAGACAGCTTGCAATGAGCGGTATCCCTAGGGGTACCCAAGGAGAAGCATAGTGGCAATCTTGGATGTGGACGGTAGTTCGTTCACCAAAGAAATAACTGGGTATGACTTGTTGAAGCATCTGGTTGAACACTTCAACCTTCCCCTGGATGAGGCCAAAAATAAAATGGCCCAGGGATTGACCAGTCTGTATGTCCGGTCAAACCCTACAGTGGAACACAATAATCCTCCCGATCCTGTGGAACTATACCTTCTTCCATTAACGAGGGAACAGGTTGAACTGCTAACAGAGGCAGTCGATGACGCTCTCCCGTTATGGAAACAATACGGAAAGACAGACAGGTGGATGAAACTGCTCCAAACAGCAAACTTCCTGTCGGAACATATCTCAGGAAAGGAAGAGTGGTGACATGCTCAGAATAAGTAAGAGTCCTATCCATGAATCCCAATCAGTGGGATTCACCTTGAAATTCTCCAACGGATGGACTGTCAGTGTTCAGTTTGGGGAGCACAACTATTGTGACAACCATGAAAATATACAATCTCTCTTTGAATATACAGCACGGGAGGTTGGTCCAGAAGCTGTTAGGTGTAAGAATGCCGAAGTAGCTGCATGGCATGATGTTGTTGATCCTAAAACTGGGGATAGTGAGGAAGAGTGGTACGATTTCGGCACTAACACAGTGAAAGGGTACCTAGATGCGGATGAGGTATCCGATTTCATACACATGATCCGCAACTTGGAGAAAGACTACAATGTGTGACAATCGTGTGAGCTTTTATGTGGCAAGTGGCTATGACTATCGAGAGACACTTGTGAGATGTGGCAACACAGATCCATATGGAGATCGAGCTGTGTGTGATGTGTGTGCTGCCAATCCAGAGATTGTCGCTGGAATAGAGCGACACGAAAGGTTGATCAAGGAAGACAACGCATGGCTGCGTAGTGCAGGTCAGGGGGAAATGTAACTCATGTGGGTTGTAGAACATGACGGCACCTACACCTATTTCGATACTTGGAATGTCCGACTGAAAGAGGTGGAAGAATATATGGAGGAGCATGGCCTTGGCCTTGATCATCTGTATGTTACTCTGCATGGTGCGTCCCGAAAAGGTGTGCCTGTGACTGCATTTGAGGATGCCATCCAGAAGGTGGCATATTATGATGGAAAGGAGGTCATGGAAAACCAGTTCAAACTGGATGGGCTGGAAGTAGCTGGATATTATTATACCTATGTAATATCTGATGACACATCCCAAGGAGAGCGGAGGAAAAATTATGCGTGAAGCTGACCTATCCATGATTGAAGATGTAGAGCGTAGGGCAGTAAGAGAGTGGTGTAGTAAGAATGACAAGCGACAAATCCTTCTGGCGGCGCAATTCCGTAAGAATAAGTTTCGCCCACAAATTGTGACAGAAGCACTTGACAGATTTGAGTATCAAGATATGATCACTGACTTCTGGCGGAATCGTCTGCCAGAATAACCAAAGGAAAGAAAAGTAATGAAGCTTAGAACCGATCACTCAGCAATAACGGACAACACCACACTCTATTTGAAGAGTGTCTTTGATCCGGCTGATTATCCCTATAAGTTTATCAAGCCTGACACCGGGGCTAAACTTGGCAAGCAAGTTCGCAAAGGTAGGTGGCGGGGTATGAAATTCTATACCCTAACGTTGGAAGAGCGAGCAACCTGTGATTCTGACTGTGAACATTGGCTTAATTGTTATGGTAACAACATGCCCTTTGCTCATAGATTCAAGGCAACCACCAACCTTACAAGCAAGATGGAACCCAACCTTGATGAGCTTGATAAGAAACATCCCACCGGATACGTAATTAGATTACATATTCTGGGGGATTTCTTCAGTGTTTCCTATGTCAAGTGGTGGGGCAAACAGCTAGCCAAGCGACCGGCTTTGCATATATACGGTTACAGTCGGCACCATCCCTTCAAACCTATAGGCAGAGCTATCCTAGCTCTTCGAGAGAAATATCCTGATAGGTTTGCGGTTCGATTTAGTAACCTTCCATCCGATAATATGTCTGCCAACTCTGAGCATGTGTCGGATGATGGTATTATATGTCCAGAACAAACCGGAAAGGCCGATAGTTGTGGTGACTGTGCCTTATGTTGGTCAACCAAGAGACCTATAATATTTCTGGATCATTGACAATCAGAGTATCTTCTGTTATATGTATCTCATCTTAAATCGTAAGGAGAAAAACTAATGAGTGTTCCATATCAGGAAGACAGACTAATGCAATTAGCTGAAGATTGGTACGAACACCTAGTCCATGAAGGCTGGCCCAAGAATGATTGGGAAACATGGACTGAAGCCAGGGATCGAGCCAGAGCAGAGTGGAAGGAAGGATGTGAAAGATGAAGACCTACGTTCATATTAACCAGCATGTGATCAAGAAGAACAACAAGACAGGGGAGCGAGAGCCGCCCATCACAGCCAAGACTTGGAAGTCAAACGAATACGGACATGAGGTCCAGATAGATGGGCCTTGCAAAGTAATTTACACCCCTGACAAGCCGCTCTCTTGCGGGGCCAGGGTGTGGATAGAAACTGAGGCAGGAGTGAGGGTACTTCAATGGTGAAAAAGAAACCCCGGAAAAGAAATGTAGTGGCAGCATCACTACATTCTCCCAAGTTCAGGAAGCGTGTTGTTCCCAACAAACGAAAGGAGAAGTCCAACCAAAATAAAACTGACTATGATTTGTCTGAGTAAAATAAAACTTGACAAGTGGAGTATAGTAGTATAATATTATGTTTACTTTAACTCAGGAGAAAGACATGGGTGATCTAACTTTTCATAGTGTAACGTCCATCAAGATAAAGAAAACTGTCAAAGATGATTGGTATTCTCTTATCAAGGTGGTGATAGAGGGGGATTCTATAGATGGTCCCACTCACTTCTCAGTAAACCTCTTTGGTGAGCCGGGTCTCTCAGTAGAGACAGATGTAGTACAAATATTTAAGGGCGATGATGCCATAGAAATAAAGGAGGAGGTGAATGCAGCAGAATAAGGTCAAGGAGATAGTTAGGTACATCAAGTACGGCCATGATACATGGCTACTCCCTCACTGGGAAGAGTTTGATGGTGACTTAGGTTACGAGATCGAATCCCTGGAGGATGGCTATGAAGATTGGATCAGCAAGGAGGTGAAGCGTGATTGATGTTATGTATAGTAAGGAAATGCCTGTTGATGAGTTTGACAGGCCGGGAGGTATGCTCAGTCTGAGTGATCTACCTATAGCTGCCTTCAAGGTGTTAACCAGAAAAGGTACCATAGATGGTTACAATAGTAATCATAAGTCTTTTTGGGTAACAGATAAGGAGACAGGTATTACCTTAAAGGTACCGTTGAGTGACGTTAAATTAATCAAGCAGGAGAATGAAGATGTTTAATCATGATGTTATAGACTTTCAAGTTCAGAAGGTTCCACTCTACATCAATAACATGTTTGTTGGCGAGAACGGCACGTTAGATCGAGCCGACTGTCGGGAATATGGTGAGGTTCCCACTAGTATAGGTATGGGCATAGAGAGGGACGATGGTACTATGCTGGGCATAGTCTCTGAAAATTATGAGGTCGTTCAGTACGACGACATCGTATCTCAAGTCGAGGAAGCCTTGGTCATGTCCGGTATTGACATGGGTGATGCTGTCTTTGACACCAACGTCTATGGTGATGGATCTCAGCTTGAACTGAGAGCAAGATTCCCTGCCCATGAGCAAAGTATTGATAACAATACTGATACTGTCGTTCCTGAGTTCTGTTTCAGGACTTCCCACAATCGAACATGGGCTAACAACGGCATGATGGGGCTGTGGCGTTCCATGTGCTATAATACGCTTGTCAATGGTAACAAGCTTGCCTACATGTATGGGCGACACACCAAGAACTTCCATGTTCCATCGTTTGCTGCCAAGGTTAGGGGAGCGGCTAAGTACATTGCCAATGATGGTATTAACACCATGAGAGTATGGTATAATACCAAGGTGGGGAGAGATCAGGTTGTTAATCTTTTCACTAATACACTGGCTGCTCGCATGGACAACGTGAAGAGGGAGAAGGTGGCCAACAAGGTGATGCTCTCCAACCTCATGAAGACCTTCGATGAGGAGAACAGACACCTCATTGGAAGGGGTCGCTATGAGGGCTATGGCAAGCGGAATGAAGGTACACTCTGGACTGCCTATCAGGCGGCTACCTTCTGGTCAACACACACCGACAAACCCAGCACCAAGGTCTTGAGAGAAGACAAGGTACGCAAGATGTTAACGTCACCGAAGTGGAAAGCATTGGAGGAAGCGGCATGAGCAAGACAAAGAACCGGATGATGGACATGGAAGAGCATGTTTGGGATGCCATGAAGGGGGGATGGACCACCCTGGAGGAGGTGCAGTCCTATGTTAAGGATCATATGGACACGGTTGATGAAGCCTATGTAGAGCAGGTCTTTCACGAATTGGATAATGAAGTCATCCCTTTTGATAACAAAGATAAAACTAAACTGATATTGTAAATGTATATTATTGTTCAACATGATTATCTAGGAAGGTTTGATCTGGTGGATGCAATGATAAATGAGGATGGTAGTGCCTTGCAAACCTTCAAAACAGAGGAGGATGCCAGAAAATTTTTGTACCGACACGGCCTGGAGGATTTTGAAGACGGCTATCCCCATCAGATAAGGGTGTGCCGTCTACATTAATTTTCTTCTTGACATTCACTTGAAAGGAGTGTATGATGACCACCCCTGAAGAGATAGAAGAGATACATAGGATAAGAAGGGAACTCAGAAAGGAGTTTCCATCTCATGTATTGAAGCAGATCTATAGAGTTGAGCAAGAGTTAGAAGTATTAAGAGATCGTGTAAACCAATTAATTAAATTACTTGATGACAAGGAAGGAAAGATTTAAAAGATGATTGATAAAAGAGAAATCACAGAGTTAAAAGTCCTTCAAAATCAAGTTAGCCAACTTAAAAAGATTGCGGAAAATAAAGATATTGAAATTAAAAAACTTAGAAAAGAATTGAGTGAGGTGAAGCAAGATAGAAGTAACACTCTTTTAACATGGGCAGAAATAGATGACAAAGAATAGCGATCATTCGTTTGATCTTTATTATCTAGATGATTATCGAAACCTGAAGGAGGATAAGGAAGTTGAAGACGAAGAAACCGACAGAGTATATGTAACTGTTGTGAGTGAGGATTGTGAAATAACTATACCCAAAAGTCTTTGGGACTTCATGGAAGATAGTGGTTATGATCCTTCCAAGATTGAAGAGTTTGATAAATTTTTACATGAGCTAGAGGAAGACTGATGGCTAAAAACTTATGGCAAAAAGAACGTAACAATATCTTTAGGGATCTTGTTAAACAATACGTTGATGAAGGGTATGATGCCAAGGAAGCCAAGAGACTCTCCAAGAGAGAGCTTGATGAAATCATGGAGGATAGGGAAGACTTTGTTAATAGATTATGGAATCAATCGTATGATAATGATTAGGATTACTGTATGTGGAATTTAATTGTAAATTATGATGGGCGTTCCGCCTTGGTAAGTACGTTCCCAACAAGGAGGGACGCCCAAAATGAAATAGATAATCGGGTATGTCTTACCCAACATCTGAGATATAATCCTAAGAAAATATATAAAATTAAAAAAGAGTACAGTAAGGAACGTAAGAACTCTAGTTGACTGAAGGAGATAAAGGTGGAAATCCTAATTGAAATATACAAAGAGAAATATAGAAACGCACCAAAAATAATCTTTAAAGATAGTTATAAAGAGCTTGACACACTAGGTAAACTTAGTTTATTATCAAGCGTAGAAAAAGAATTAGCTGGTTATAAAAGAGAACTTACTGAATCTTTTTTTAAAAAGATGACTCCTGAAATGGAGAGTTGATATGTCCAGTGAAAGTGTCTATGAAGGTCATGAGGCTTGTCCCTCTTGCGGGTCCAGTGATGCCAATGCAAGATATTCAGACGGCCACTTGTATTGTTACAGTTGTGAAACCTACATCAGGGGTAATCAGAATGGAGAGGATATGCAGCTAAATACTATTCAGCTAGATGCACAGACAAAGAAATCTCAACCAACCTCAACTGGATCTCTAGGAGATATATCAGATAGAAAGATTAGTAAGGAGACATGTAAGAAATATAATACCTACCTCCAAAAATCTGGAGCAACCATTACCCACCACATCTATCAGTATTTTGATCGGGATGGTCATCACATAGCCAACAAGGTCAGACGAACAGAAGATAAAAACTTCTGGACTGAAGGACCAATAGGCAATGCTGTACTGTTTGGTCAGAATATATTTAACCAGGGCGGGAAGTTTGTCACCGTTTGTGAAGGCGAGCTGGATGCCATGTCTGCATATGAAATGCTAGGCTCCAAGTGGCCGGTGATCTCCATCAGGAATGGGGCAGCAGCAGCCTCAGAGAACTGTAAGAAATCTCTGGATTACCTGAACAAGTTTGATAATATAGTATTATGCTTTGATAATGACAAGCAAGGAAAGGAAGCAGAGAAAAAGGTAGCTCAATTATTTGAGCCGAACAAGTGTAAGATTATGTCTCTGAACATGAAAGATGCCAACGAGTATCTGAAGACGGGTCAAAGACAAAAGTTTGTTGAAGCATGGTGGAACTCCAGAACCTATACTCCTGCCGGTATCATAAACCTTGATGACATTGGCCCGGAACTATACGAAGAAAATTATTGTGAGACCTGCTCCTATCCTTGGAGCAAGATGAATGAGAAAACATATGGTATGAGGACGGGAGAGCTTGTCACGTTCTGTAGCGGTGCTGGGATGGGCAAGAGCAGCATCACCAGAGAGTTGATGCATCACATCATGGGCAACACTGAAGATAACATTGGTGTGCTGGCCCTGGAAGAGAGTACGCACAATACCATCTTCAATATCATGAGCGTGGAAGCCAACGCCAGATTATATATCAGGGAAGTACGAGAACAATTCTCAATGGAGCAACTGGAGGAATGGAGAAAGAAAACTGTTGGCGGCAAGAAGTTCTTTGCCTTCGATCATTTTGGTTCTATTGAGAATCATGAAATACTTGATCGGGTCAGATTCATGGCCAAGGCTCTGGATTGTAAGTGGATATTCCTAGATCATTTGTCTATCTTGGTGTCCGGTCAAGAAGATTATGGTGATGAGAGAAAAACTATTGATGTTCTCATGACCAAGCTGAGATCCCTCGTAGAAGAAACTGGAGTGGGGCTGTTACTTGTCAGTCACCTACGCCGCCCCAGTGGCGACCGTGGACATGAGGAGGGCAAGGAGGTGTCTCTGTCCCACCTGCGTGGATCTGCCAGCATCGCTCACCTCTCTGATAGTGTCATAGCCTTGGAGCGTAACCAACAGGCAGACGATGAGATCGAGGCCAACACCACCACCATTCGTATTCTGAAGAATCGTTACACAGGAGACACTGGTGTAGCTTGCTACTTGCATTATGACAAAGAAACTGGTAGAATGACACAGATAGATAATCCCTTCTTGGGGGATGATAATGAATAG